ACTGAAAGAGGATTAAGAAAAATAAGGGACAAAGCCATAGAAAGCATATTAAAAATGGTAAATATTTAAAAAGTTCCGTTAAAGTTCCTTGAATAAGTATTGAAAAGTTCCTTTTGAAAGTGTTATTATTATAATAGAAAAATTATATATAATATGTGTCGTAGTCAGAGAGAAACTGATAAAATCCATTGCGACATATAAATTTATAAAGGTAACCTATCTTTATAAATTTTAGTATTTCATAAAGAAGAACAGTTGCCCCTGTTCTTTAAATTTGCAAAAATTAACATAATGTGGTATAATAGAATATGTAATAGAATATTTGTCATATGTTTGTCATATTATTGTAAAGTAATTATAAAAATAAAAATGTTGACAAATCGACAAAACTCTAGTATAATTCAAAATACAGATAAGAAAGAGATAGGAATAGTCCATATTCATATCACCTCCTTTCTATAATAAATCTGTAAAACTTAATGATAAGTATCCAGAAATGGAACAAAAAAAAGACTAGAGTTGCACCTCTAGTCTTTTGCTATGTATACTAATTGAATGAATTTAGTATAATAGCAATAACGATTAACGCTATTAACTTAATGATATTATCCATCGGTTTTCACCTCCCTTTTGTTGGACGGACAAAAGTAAATGGAACAAACCAATTATACTATCTAAGGATAAAAAAATCAATAAAAATTATAAAAAAATTAAAGAAGATTATCAGTAAAAATGATAGTCTTTTTTTATTGTGTTATTAATTAATGCTAGGTAAAATTAATATATATATATTTCACAGCTGTTCATATGCATTAATCCTTTTTAGGACTTTCCTAGCGAGTTCTAATTATATAAAAGAGGTTTTGTTATGTACGGAGAATGGATGGAAAATATACCAATAAAAATAGTTAATTAACACAAAAAGCGAATTGAAGAGCATTACTTAACTATATAAGTAAAAAGTGTCAATCAGAGCTGTGTGTAATTAAATTCCATTAAGTTGGGGGATATAAAACCTGAGGGAATTATATTCTATAGAAAAAGAAATATCTTTTGCAGAGCTATGTACTATGTGCGTGGCTCTATTTTTCTATATGTATTATAGGTTGTATGCAGAATGTATATTAAGGTTGAGTATTAATAGGCGATAACAAGTCACAATAGGTTATACCGCTCAAAAATAGTTGTGTTAAAGATTGGACTAGCTATCCAAGAAAAATAATACATTTTGCATAGAGTTTATAAAGAAATAAGAGGTGTTAAATTATGACACAAAAAGAATTAATAGAAAAATACATAGAAAAAGAATGCAAAAATTGTTTAAACAAAGATAAAGAATTATGTGATATAAGAACTAATATAAAAGGAAATGCACAATGTGTATTTAAAAAGGATAAGTAGATGGAAGAATGTTTAATAACTGATAAAGTATGTTCTAATACTAACAAGAAATGTAAAGAATGTAAGTTAGATGAATGTAAAGAGGTATTAAATATGGTTGAAGCACAACAGAGTTATGAAGATAGATATAAAATGGAACAGTTAAGAAAGAGATTACCTAGACAATGTAGAGAATGTTCTCATTTAGAAATTATTGATTTAGACAATAAAAAGGTAAAATGTTTTTATAATATAACAGGAGTGTGTATGTTGAAATGAAAGAAACAACAGCATTAAATCAAATAAGTAAAATAGTTGATAAGTTAAACTATAAATCAGTATATGTAGAAATAAATACAAGTAAAGACAGATACACACTAGAGAAAGAAAATAAAAGAGTAATTGGATTTGAAAGTAATAAGAACAAGTAGGTGGAGGTAGATGGCAAATGAACAAAATTTAATGCCAATAGAGAAAGTGAACTCGAGAAGAACTCGAGAAAAACATAGTAAGGATAGTCAAAAAGCTGGTAAAAAATCAGGTGAAGTTCGTAGACAAAGAAAAGCAATGAAAGAACAATTTGAAATGCTATTAACATTACCATTTAAACAATCGAAGCAATTAAAGTTTATAAAGGATTTAGGAATAAATGAAAATGAAATCGATAATCAAATGGCTCTTGTTGTTGCCATGTATGGTAAAGCACTAAAAGGAGATGTACAGGCATTTAACACAATAAGAGAAGTAACACAAGATAGTCAAATGGTAAACAAAGAAGATAGAGTACAAATAGTAAATGACCTTCCAGAGGATGATGAAGATGATAATTAGGATAAGAAATATAATAGCACCACATTTTTGGAATACGTTTAATTCAAAGAAAACGAACCAAATATATGAAGGCGGGAGAAACTCCACCAAAACATCTATGATAGCAATAAAAATAGTGAAATGTTGTTTAGAGTATGACAACTGTTCAGCAGTAGCTTTAAGAAATCATAAAACAGATTTAAGAAAGTCAGTATATAAAGAAATAAAAAGAGCTTGTAAAAGATTAGGGTTAATAGAAAATATTGATTATACAGCAACAGTATCTCCAATGGAAATAAAATTTAATAATGGTAATACAGCATATTTTGCAGGTGGAGATGACTTTGAAGCTGTAAAAGGAACAATTGACGAAGATAGATTAATAAAGATTGTTTGGTTTGAAGAATTAACAGGATTTAAAGATGAAGAAACAATAGAACAAATAAAAGCAACTTTCACAAGAGGAAACAATGATTGGTTTATGGCTCTATATTCATTTAATCCACCAAAGAATAAATTTGATTGGGTTAACAAATGGGTAGAAAGTAAAAAGGGATTAAAAGATTATCTAATAAATCATAGTGATTACAGAACAGTACCAGCTGAATGGGTTGGAAAAATAGCTATACAAGAAGCTGAAACATTAAAACAAAATGATGAGAAAAGATATAGATGGATATATCTAGGAGAAGTAATAGGATTAGAAGGATTAATTTATAATCCTGATTTAGTAGAATATGTAGATGAAGATTACATAGAAAAAAATAAAATAAGAATATTGTATTTAGACTTTGCAATAGATAGTGGACATCAAACATCAGCAACAGCAGTAGGATGTTATGGATTTGGTAGTGATGGATATTGGTATTTGTTAGACACTTATTATTATAGTCCACACGAAAAACCAGTAAAAAAAGCACCAAGTGAATTAAGTAAAGATATATTTGATTTTGAAATAACAATGATTAAAAAGTATAAAACAACCATGGATAAAGAAACAATAGATTCAGCAGAAGGGGCTTTAAGAAATCAATTCTTTAAAGATTATGGAAGAAGATTACATCCAGTAGATAAAGGCACAAACAAAGAACAATTAATAGAGTATTCACAAGACTTTTTAAGTAAAAGGAAATTTAGAGTAATAAACAACAATAATAACAAAATATTCAAAAAAGAAAATGAGAACTATATGTGGTTGAAAGACAGTGTAGAAAAAGGTAAGCCAACTCCAGATAAAATGGAGAAGGCTTTTTTAAGTTCAGAAAAATACTACAATACATATACAAAAGATTATGCTTATTCGTATGGAGACCATACTCAAGATAATTTTCAATATTGGATAAAAGATAATTTGCAAAAATTAGGACTAAAACAATAGGAGGAACAAATGGAATTATATAATAATATCGCAAGTGCATTAAGTAAAAAAGGAATTAATTTAGTAGTTGGTAATATATATGACTTTCAACAAATATGGAAATCGTGGTACAGAGGAAATGTAAACGATTTTCACTACTATACTGCTAGAGTAAATGGTAAAAATGTCGAATGCGAACGCAAGACTATGAATATGCCCAAAAAAGTGTGTGAAGACATTGCAAAATTATTGTGGACAGAAAAAACAAGGATAGAACTAAGCAACAAAAAAGCTACAGAGAGATTGTGGGAAGTTTTAGATAGTAAAGAAAATTCTTTTACTGTAAACTTTCCGATTTTTTTAGAAAAAGCTTTAGCAGTAGGTACAGGTGTATTAATAGAGTATGAAAATGAAAACGGTAAAACAATAATAGACTATTTAGATGGAACGGTATTCATTCCATATAAATATACAAATAGTTATATAAATGGTGGAATAACAATAAGTAG